CCTCGATGTTGCCAACCAGTGCGGGCAGCACGAACGAGTCACGGTTCTTGCCCAGGTACTTGATGATGGCTTTGACGCGACCGGGATCAGTGTTGCGCTGTGAGCGCTCCATCACGTCGCCCACATCCATCTCGAGGAACCGGCGAAGCATGCGGAAAGGGACGCTGGTCAGGTAGTATGGCCGGTTGCTTTGGACAGTGCGAATAGCTGGAAAATTAAAGTACATTGCGTATCTCCGTGTTAAGTATGGGAGTATATTACTAATCAAATTTGAGCAATGCAAGTATAAGATTGATATTTTTTGAGTAAGCGCCCTATGTGCGCCCAGAAATGAAAAAGCCGCCAGCTAAGTGACTGACGGCTTTAGTTTTGATGCCTTAGATGATCTGACTTCGTATCAGATCTCGTTGCCGGCTGCTCGGTCAAGATCGTCCGCGATGTTGACCAGTACGTCGCTGATGCTTTGCTCGAGCAGCTTAGCCAGATTGATCAGAACTTCGCGCTTGAGGTCCAGATCTTTGATTGGCACCGGGCGCGGCGAGTTCAGCTGCTTCTGCAGGCGCTCGATGGCCAGCATGGCCGGATGCGTGGCAGGCAGCTGCTCTGCTTCGGGGTAGGCAACCGGATTGGCAGGCTTACTGAGCAGTTCACTCACCTGCCTGTAGTGCTCATCGCGCTCATCGCCGGCCGGCAGCTCCGCGAACTGCTCCAGCGTCATCGGCGCTGCTGCAGGCGCTGGCTGTGGCTCCGGCTCCGGTACCTCGATGACCTCTTCGTCATCAGCTCCGCTGACCAGCTCTTCGACGGCACCGTCCAATAGCCGGTCCATTTCTTTGTCGCTGAGCGGCTTGTCGTCGTCCTCGTCAGCGGCCTGTTTCACCTCCGGCCTGGCGGTCAGTGGGACGTGACTGGTCAGCGCTTCCTCACCCTTTTTGCTGATCTGGTACTGGGTCTGGTTCATCTTCCGGATGAGGCCTTTATCGTTCAGCTCAGCGATCCGGTTTTGCGCGATCCCCTTGGCGATAGCCATATCCTTGCACAGAGCCTGCGCAGAAATCAGTTTGCCGCCTGCGAACATCTTCAGAGTGTTGACCTGCCTTTCTGTAAGCAACATACCCACCTCACTGAATCAGACTGAATGCGCCACGGGTCGCCTGCTTCTGCATGTAGGCCCGGTGCATGCTGGCGGCATTCATGGCGAACTCTTCAGTGATGCCGGCAAAGAAGCTCTCGACCTGAGCCCAGACCGCCGTCTCGTTGTTCGCATCGAGCAGCTGCTGCTCGTGAACAAAGCTCACCGTGTGATAGCCTTCGACCTGAGGGTTGAAGGTGAAAAGAACGCACGGCACGCCATTGAGAGGGCTGGCGGCCAGCTGAACCAAAACCTGATCAGCACCGGTGCCGAACAGTTTCGCGAACGACCCTGCAATATTTTCAGACATAATGTTTCCCGTTATTTGTGGTTGAAAGACCAGACGATAATACATCAACAAATATGAGTAATAAAGAATCTTTATTGCCGTGATACTATTGGTGCCAACTCCCTTTGTCGTGATGCCAGACTTTTGCCTATGACAGATAAAGCCTTGAACGTCGCCCATAACCCTGCAGCGCCATCAGACGAGCGCCAGGATGCCCTGCGTGTTGCTCAGCAAGACGCAAAGCCTTCGTCCGTCCCCGACATGACCGAAATGGTCAAGTACGTTGCCCAGCTCTACCAAGAGGAAGAGATGAACAAGGCTTTAGCTAAGCCGAACGTCATCCCGTTCCCGAGCAAGGCAGTGCAGTCCGGTAAGCCGGGTATGCAGTCCGTGTGGCTGGACGACACCAAAGTTCAGGTAATGGGCGAGTGGTACGAGCGCCCCAGCAATTTCAGCTTCGACATGATGCGCAGCATGGTGGACCAGACGCCGGTTCTGGCTGCGGTCATCATGACACGCCAGCGCCAGGTGAAACGGTTCTGCCGCGTCGCTGAGGGTGGTCAGGGCTTCGGCTACAACATCCGCCTGCGTGATCCTGCAGCCAAGCTCGGCAACACCGAGCGCCAGACCATTCAGCTGCTCGAGGGCTTCTTCACCAACTGCGGTTGGGAGTCGAACCCGCGCCAGCGCGCACGCCTGAAGCGTGACAACTTCTCCGGCTTCATGAGCAAGCTGGTCCGAGACAGCCTGATTATGGACAGCGCTGCGATCGAGACCGAGTACAAGCGAGACCGGTCACGCGGCCTAGACGGCCTGTATGCCGTGGACGGCTCGACCATTCGCCTGTGCAGCGAAGTCGGCTACCAGGGCGATGACGAGCTCTTTGCCCTGCAGGTGGTCGAAGGCCAGATCCGCGCCGCGTACACCTATGACGACCTTATTTACGTGCCGCGCAATCCGCGCTCCGACGTGCTGGTTGGCGGCTACGGCCACTCAGAGACCGAGCTGCTGATCCGCGTCGTCACCGGCTTCCTGAACGCGCTGACGTACAACAACAGCTATTTCGACAAGAACGCCATTCCGAAGGGCATGCTCCACCTGTCTGGCGACTACAGCCAGGACGATCTGAGCGCTTTCAAGCGCTACTGGAACAGCATGGTTCGGGGCATCAACAACGCTTGGACGCTGCCTGTCATGGTCAGCAAAAACCAAGAGTCAAAGGCGTCGTTCGAGAACTTTGGCGTCGATGTCAACGAGATGATGTTCTCGAAGTGGATGACATTCCTGACGGCCATTATCTGCGCCATCTACGGCATCGCGCCTGACGAGATTAACTTCGAGTCATTCTCCAACGGCCCGAGCTCGCTGTCTGGCTCTGACACCGAAGAGAAGATCGTCAATTCCAAGGACAAAGGCCTGCGGCCGCTGCTGGCCCACTTCGAAGACCTGTTCACCGACTACGTGGTTGCCGAGTTCGGTGACAAGTACGTGTTCCGGTGGTCCGGCCTTGACGATGTGACGCCAGAGCAGTCGTGGATAGAAGAACAGGCTCTGTGCACGCTGAACGAAGCCCGCAAGGCCCGCGGCAAAGACGAGCTCGACTGGGGCGACGTACCGCTCAACCAGGTCGTCATGGGCGCGTACATGCAGAGCCAGCAGGCTGCCGGCGAGGACTACGGCGACCCATCGCAGGCCGGCAAGTTCGGCGTGGGTGGCCAGCAGGACAACCAGCCTGGCGGGAAGCCAGAGCAGGACGCCGGCAAAGATCCAAAAGACAGCCTGGCTGAGGATTACCCAGCCGGTGAAGACATGGCCAAGAGCTTCGGCCTGCCAATTTTCAAGGTGACGCCATGAGCAAAATCAGCCTGATCGGCACAACCGCATCATTCAAGTGCCCCGGCTGCAAGCTGTACCACTCACTCAATGTCGGTGGTGGCAGTCCTGCGTGGGGCTTCAATGGCGACCTCGACAAGCCGACGTTCACGCCTTCGGTGCTGGCCAGAAACGGCCACTACGCAAGTCATCACAAGGCCGGCGACAGCTGCTGGTGCACTTACAACGCCGAGCATCCAGAGGACTATACCGAGGGCTTTGAGTGCAGCGTTTGCCACTCATTCGTGACCGATGGCCGGATCCAATTTCTGAGCGACTGCACGCACGCGCTGGCGGGCCAGACAGTCGATTTGCCGGAGTACCAGGCATGATTGAACGCATTGCGAAAGCGCTTGGCATCATCACTGCAGCTGAAGCGAAAGCCCAAGGATTCACGCACCACGGCAGCTACTACGGCATCCCGCTCTGGATGGGTGACGTGGAAAGCGACGGCCCGTCCGTAGCTGTGAAGTGGGTTGCGCTCGATTACGTGATGGACCTGTTCATGGTCATCGAGGGCTTCATGTTCCCGCTCGTTCACGGCGCGGACGCAGAGCCGATGTTCATGTTCAAGATTGCGGGCGAGCTAAAGTGAGCCGCGCTTACCCTGGCGATGAGCTGTTCTTCCACAAAGGCGGCCAGCCTTGCTGTGGGAAAGTTCTGTCTGCCGGCAAACACGGCTGCACGCTCGAGCACGAAGGCAAGCAGCACAAAGTGAAGTGGGAGCATATCTCAGGCCATAAGAGCCGAGTTCCCCAAGAATTCAAAGTTATTGAGCATGGTGATGACGGGCTGATCGTTGAGAACCAGCACGGGCACCGTCGTTTTGTAGGCATTCCGCCTGAAGCGAGAGAAGATGCAACCAGCAAAAGATAGTTTCAACGTCCGGCAGGGTTCCTATCAGTCTCGCCGGTACCAGTGGCAGCAGGGCGGCGTCACTGTCGATCTGACTGGGGCCACGGCAAAGCTACAGTTCCGGAAGTCGGTGAAGACTGAAGTCGTCTACGAGATGACGACTCAGCTGGGTCTGATCGCCATCGACAGCAACTGGATTGAGCTGAAGTTCACTGCAGAATCAACCGCAGCTGTCGCATTGCTGGATAAGATTAAGCTGTACGGCCAGCTCGAAGTCACACTGTCGAATGGCAACACGTATCGCATTGTTGAAATCGATATTGTTTGGGATCCGGAAATTACACGATGACAGACGAGATCATTATTCAGCCGGATCCTGACCTGCTCGTTATCGAACAGGAAGGCGAGACCGTATCGATTATCATCGACACCGGTCAGGAAGGTCCACCGGGACCACCAGGCCCTGCAGGCGATGGCTCAACTATCACCAAGATCGCCTCGACCTCGATTGGCGGCCATCGGGTCGTGATTGCATCTGGTTCATCTGGTGCAGCAATCGCTGACAAAGACACGCCTGACCACATGCACCGGGTGATCGGCATCACGAAAGGCGCTGCGAACAGTGGAAGCCAAGTTGAGATCGCCGGTGCCGGCGAGATGACAGAGCCGAGCTGGTCGTGGTCGGTCGGGCCAGTGTGGCTCGGGTCCAACGGCCTGATGACCCAGACGCCACCGACAACCGGTTTTCTTTTGATGATTGGCACGGCAATCGCGCCGACCGTGCTCATGATTAAGATCGGCGCACCTATTTCTGTTTCATAGAGAGAGATGAAAAATGCCTGCTAAAAAGTACCTTTCGAACAATGCCGGTGTAATTACCGAAGTGGCGGCAAGCCAAACGAGCGCCGGTGCTGCTGATGGCGGCAAGCTGGTTGCTCTGGACGATCAGGGCCGCATCGACAACAGCATGATGCCAGTAGGCATCGGCGCGGATACGGCTGTTATTGCCGCTTCTGAAGCGTTGGCAGCCGGTGACTGGGTGAACGTCTGGAACAGCAGCGGCGCGAAGGTGCGCAAAGCGGACGCCACAACTTCCGGCAAAGAATGCCACGGCTTCGTGCTGGCAGCCGTAGCGAACGGCGCGAACGCGACCGTTTACTTCGAAGGCACGAACAACCAGGTTACTGGCCAGACTGCTGGCACTGTATTCCTCGGTACGACAGCCGGCGCAGGCCAAGCAGCAGCGCCTACCGGTTCCGGTCAGGTCGTGCAGCGCCTTGGCGTCGCTATCAGCCCAACAGCTGTCAACTTTGAGCCGCAACAGCACATCGTGCTGGCGTAAGGAGCTATATGAGCCTGACTGATGAACTGAACAAACCTGAGTACCAGTCGGGCTCATACGCTGACCGGCTGGCTCTGCTTCACAGCAAGACCGCTCCGGCGGTTGGTCGCATCGAGCAGGGGCAGCTCAAAGTGCTGGAGGCGATGATCGCAGCTGGCCTTTGGCGCGACAAGATGGAAGCGATGAAAGCGCAGGCGAACGCCACACTGGCGAACCCTGACGCTACGGCAGCTGAGAAGCAGCTCGCCGGCATCAAGCTCCAGGTGGTTGCCGGCTTCCACGAGGCGATCGCGGAATCGAAGCTCGCAAACAAGGCACCATTCGAAGCTGGTGGCCATACGGTCAATATGGCGGACCCGATGGTGCAGCAGACGTTCGGCGCTGCCCAGATGGCGGGAATCAACCTCATCACCGCTGCTGAGGCAGCTAAAGTGATGGAGCTGGCCACATACCAAAAGCCAATCTGGCTGGGCGTCACATTGCGCGATGTCGTGGCTCACTTTGAGCCGGCGCTGGTTGATGTAGGCGACTGGGTTCAGGTTGACCCGGGCGACTCCAGCAAACTCCGTTTGAAGCTCGCCGCACCGACGCCGGAGCCGACCTATATCGTCGTGCAGATGCGCGAGAACGATGGCGAGTGGGGTGAGTGGTTTCATGCCACAGTGCACCACGGCATTCAGGCTCTGCGGTCGTACACCTTCGACATTCCGAACAATCGACTGCCACGCCAGATCCGCTGGCGCGGCGGCGTTTATGCGATCAGCGGCACTGTAACGGCGGTCTGACATGCCTAATGCAATGACCACTGTCGGTCAGGGTTCAACGAGCTTTATTGCTGTACCGACGTGGAACGCCACAGGCGCGACAGAAGCCACGGGCGGGTATTATCTCCGTCTAAAGTTTTCGGTCGCGTCACTCGCGGCAGTCAACCATCTTATTGGCGCTTCCAGTAGTACGGCAGGCTCGTTGCGTGTGACTACAACTGGAGCGCTCCTTTATCGAAACGCCACAGCAGATTTGATCACCTCAGCCGCCGGAGTGATCGCAATCAACACCATTTACGAGGTGATTCTACGACGGCTTTATACTCCGACAGCGGCGATAGAATTGCTGCTGAACGGCGTATCGGTAAACACCACTACCACGATAACGCTCGGCTGGCTGGCTGCGGTCAATCAGCTGGGCAGGTTCAGCACGTCTGCTCGCAGCGATATCACGGTTTATGAATTCGAGTTGTACAACGGCGCATCCAGCTATTCTGCGGTGTGGGACGAAACTGGTGCATCAGGTTCTGGTGTGAACTGGGCGGATGACACTGCAACTCGCAACCTGACTATGACCAACGCCACCGGCGCAGCCAATAGCTGGTGGCTGTTCTACTCCGCCGGCGTGTATGTCCGCGCCATGCTGCTGAAGGCCGCAGCTTTGAGCCAGATCACCGATGCCGAAGTAGGCACTGGCAAGAAGCCGCTGGTACTGCTGAACGGCGAAGTCAAAGAGCGAACAGCTTCTGAAGGAATTCCAATAGTTTACGACGCAGGCAACTTGCGAACTATTGCAGCGGGTGAGACACTACTGATCTAAACCCCTGGCACCCGCGCGAGTCTGGCGCGGCCGATGAAGGGCAAATCATCGGATGGACCCTACCCGGCTCGCCCCGGGTCCTCGCCAGGTAACTGGTAGAAGGCAGACGCAGGCGAGAGCGCAGCCACCAGTCACCACCCATTCCGGTGATAGTCGCATGGTCAGGCACCGGCCCGGCTGAGTTGACGCTCAGCTGGGCTTTCCTTTTGTCGTGAGGGTAGTCTTTTCCTATGAATCCATTGTTCCTCGATATCACAGACCTTACCGAGAGCGCGACAGATGCCGCGCTGGAACTCATTTACAAGTCCACCCACGATGACGATGACGGCATTTGGAAGCCGCACGAGTCACTACTGATCCGCCGCCTGATTGAGCTGTTCACGAAGCGAGGCCTCGACCGCCTACAGGCGGTGCAGCAGGAGATCCTGAAGTGGGAAGCCGGCGAGCATCATAAGCCTGGCGCGCCGCAGCCGGTGAATGCACCGGGCATGATGCAGCGCTGGAACGCTGCCGAGCTGGACCTCGTGAAAATCTACCTCGAGGCGCTGCCGGTGCAGCAGTGGACGCTCGATGACCACATGATGGCCATCGAGTATGTTGTGCAGCGCTACCTGCCAGATGCCGACCTCGTGACCGAAGCTGAGTGGCTGTCCACAAAGTCCGGCATGATGGGCAAGGTGCAGGCCAACATGACGGCCGATGTCACCGCTGCCGGCGCTGACGCCATTCTGGCGGCGCTGCCGTCCACAGTCGCTGCAGCTACCTCCCAGTTCAGCCTTGGCGCTCAGCAGAAGGCGGCACTCGACTTCAGTCGCATGCGCTCGGCCGAGCACGTTCGCGCCCTGACCGATTCAGTGCGGCATCGGATGCGCTCAACCATCCTGAACCACCTTGAGGAACAGCAGCTCAAGCCGGAAGGCGTACCGAGCTCGTCGCTGCAAACGAAGCTGTTCGACCAGTTTGCTACCATCAACCGGGACTGGCGGCGCATCGCTGTCACCGAAGCCGGCGAGGCTCAGACGCAGGGCTACATCGCCAGCCTGGAGCCGGGCACGAAGGTCAAGCGGATTGAGCAGTACGAGAACGCCTGTGGCTTCTGCAAAAAGATCCACGGGGTGGTGGCTGAGGTCGTGTCACCCGGTGCGCCGGTGAAGAACCCGGATACTCAGGTGTGGGTCGGCAAGAACAACATCGGCCGATCTGCGTCGCCGCGTAAGCGGGTAGGGGGAGTTCTGGTACCGCGCAGCCCTGACGAGATGTGGCACTTGCCGGCTGGTCTAGCTCATCCGCATTGCCGCGGACGCTGGGTCCCTGTCGTGGAGGATCAGGAGGGGGACGACCCAGCTTTTGGAGACTGGCTCAGGTCTGTACTCGGCTAACGCCGGCAGCATTTTTCCTGAACTGCCCAGGTGTCTGGCCCTGATGAGTTTTAAACGTTCGGTTGAAATGGGACTGGCTGGAGAAGCCGCAGCTCAGCGCGATGATGGCCAAAGACATACCGGTGGTCAGCAGAAGCGACTTGGCCTTGTTGAGTCGTAGCTGTGTAACGAACTCCATAGGAGTTGTGCCTGTGGTCGAACGGAACAGCCGGATAAAGTGGAACCTGCTCAGATGCGCAGATTCAGCAATTTCCGATGCGGTTATTTTCTCGGTGTAGTTGGACTCAATGTAGAGAATAGCCTTCTCTACACGATTATGGCGGTTCTGTGACACTCTGTGATCTTCCATGATCTTACGTGAGAGATCGGTTTATCCGTGAACTGGCGCAAACCATAATGCGACATTCTGACGCATCATTGATTGATGGGAGAGAACAAATTGAAACTTGTATTACTGACTAAGGCGCAGAGCATTCCTCCTGACGCGCACTGGATAACCGTGCATCCAAATGGCTCAGGCCCCGGTCAGCCAGTTCTCATTCAGCCGCAGCAAGACGGCTCAGCCCGCGTTATTGGCGGGGCAGGCGGCAAGCTGAATTATCTACGGCTGCGCAATGTTAAATCGAAGGGCGAGTACGCAAAGGAAGCTGCCGATAATCAAGCGGAAGCTAAGGCGAAGCGGAAACAACAGATTGAGGCTGAAAAGGCTGATGGCACTCACCAGGCTAAGCAAGCTGCCCGTCAGGACCTGAAAGAAAAGAAGCAGGCGGCTGAGCGCCACGTTATTGAAGCCGTGGCCAAGAAAGCAGGCTGGGATCCGGCTGACCTTGAGTTCAACGAGGCCGACCACGCCCACTTATCTGACCAAGCGGTCAGGAAGCTGCGGGATAAACACCACTCCAACCTGTTGAATCGCGCCAAAGAGGTGATCAAGCAGAGCCGGCAGAAGCTACTGAACGACAGCGAGGCTCGCCTGAAGGCTGGTATTGCAGAATTGCCACTTCTCAGCGACTCGCCTGATTCGCTTTCAGTCGAGGATCTTGACCCGTCAAAGCAGGGCGGTGGACTCGGCTTCAACCCAAACTACAAGGGGCGTGCGAAGGCTGCCGGCGCAAGCGATGAGGTCATCCAGAAGGAGGCCGAGCAGATCAAGCTGGCCAGTATGACCGACGACCAGAAGAAGGCCGCCTTTGCTCGTGGCGAGGCCTCTCAGCTGCTCAAGCAGGAGCTCGCCGGCGTGCAGCAGCCGGCCGCACCTAAGGCAGACGCATCGCTGCTCAGCGCCCAGGATGCGCTTGAGCTGCTGAAAGAAGGCAAGAAACTATCCCTCATCGAGAAGGCAGCTCGGCAGGCTAACTCCGACATCGACAAGGCGAAGTCAGAGCCGAAGGCCTTCGTTATCGAGGCGTCCGACGCCGGTATCGATGAGAAGGTGGCCAATGACATCGAGAACGACCTGCGGACCATCCAGACGGCAAACTTCCTGTCCGAGGTGCACCGCATCGCTGGCGGTTCGCCAGAGGACACCCTGGGTGGCCATATCGGTGTCGGCGCTTACAACTCCATCAACGCGCTGTCACTGGCCGTAGGCGGCGACGCTCTTATCGATCGCTCGGTTGTCGATGTGCTCGGCATCGCCGGCGCTGCTCAGGTGCTGGCTCGCCGGCTGCACAACGACCTGACCGAAATGGAGCGCGGCCACGTTGCTGGCGGCGTGGAGGACTGGCACCTCAACCACTACATGCAGACCAGCACCGAGGCGCTGAAGAAGGCCAGAGACCTGACGGAGGCCGCCAAGGCTATCGAGCTGTCCGACGAGGCCCAGAACGGCGCTGACCTGGCTGTCGCGCAAGAGCTCAACGCCCGGCGTCGTGCAGCTGTGGGAGACGCACAGCGGATCTTGGGGCAGGCGCTCGGTGAAATGGAGGCTAACGCCGCGCTGGTGATGGCGCTGAAGCAGGGCAAGCAGAACCAGGTGCAGGTGTCACTCGGCAAAATGCAGCCGACTCAGGCCGTGACACAGGCCAAGGCGCTCGGCCTGCAGGACGGTGACTACGTGTTTGAGAAGGTCGGTTCTGACCTGTTCCTGACCGTCACCGAGTCCGGCATGGACCGGCTGGCGAAACCGGTGTCCCGTGATGACGTGCAGCAGGTCAATCGGAACCTGTCGATTATCCGCGGCGACCATGACGAGGATGGCTGGCTGCCGCTCGGCGTGGCCAACCGACCAGACCTCGCCATGAACACTCCGCCCGGGGTGGTGGACGAGCTGGGAGCTGGCGATCCGGCCATCGATCAGCAGAGCATCGTTGTTGACCAGAAGTCGGTCGACGCGCTGCACCGCACGCTGGCCGAGAACCCTGAAGGCATCGCAGCCTACAAGCAGATCGGTGAGCTGACCGGGCAGGAGCAGCGAACTCTGCGCGACCACTTCAGCAACGCGACCGGTAAGGACTGGAAGCAGTTCGTTGCCGGCATGGGCAGCGCTGCCAACGCCTACGCATCGGCGCAGGACATGGTGCGCTCTAAGATGGCGACCGCCTTTGCTCAGCACCACAACAAACTCAACCCGGGCAGCCCGCTGAAAGTCAGCCAGGCGGCCATGCGGCACGCTGAGGACTTCGCCGGCGTTGCCGGTGTCAGCGGTGCCCGTGTTACCCTGGGTCGCGGAGTCGAGAACCAGCTCGCCGGCATGATCGGCGTCGTTGGCCAGAACTTCAAACCGAACCAGCCGACGAAGCTCTGGAACGTCAGCATGTCCGGCAAGTACGCTGCTCAGCAGCGGGCGATCAAGCTCGCCGCAGCGAACAAGCGGGTCGTTCTGGCTGCAGGCGCAGGTAGCGGCAAGACCAACATCATGCTCGGCGCTCATGCCCATCTGAGCGGCCTTGGCAAGGTCAAGCGCTCGCTGATGCTGGTGCCGAGCATCGTGCAAGGCCAGTTCAGTGGCGAAGCCCTCCGGCTGCTGGAGCCGGGCAAGTTCAAGACGCACATTCAGCCAGGTGCGAGCCAGGCTGAGCGGATCGCCGCTTACAAGGATCCTGACACCCATATCGCTGTGATGACGCACCAGTCTTTCCGCGATGACATGATCCATCTGTCAGCCAAGCATGCCGGCGTGGATGAGGCGGAGATGACGAAG